TTCCGCTTGACAACACCAACAGCGATTACGTAATTGTATTAGCTTGGGTAGAGGCAGGTAACACAATCGAAGCTGCAGATTAGTAGCATGGATTTAGAAAAACATATATTTGATTGTATTACTAGGGTAGAAGCACACGAAGCTAGATGTGCAGAAAGAGACAAAACAATATTTGCAAGGTTAGAAAAAATAGAAGCTCACTTAGAACAGTTAAACGCTAAATTGTTTAAAGGTGCAATAATAATTATAGCAGGAATGACTACATTTATTATTTCAATATTAGGGCCATTTAATTAAATGTCATTATTAGATTCGGGGAAAGGTTGGGGAAGAAAAGCTTGGAGTTCTGGAGCTTTTGGATTTAACCATTTAACAGGAAGTGTCTCCGAAAAATTAAAGTATGACAAACTTAAAAGACTTCGTAGACAACAAATTAGAGAGAGGGACGATGAGGAAGTGCTTGCACTAATGATGTTGACAATAATACGAGGTGACTAGTGGATAATAGTGAAATACAAAAATACGAAAAAATGATAGAAACTCTCCACTCGGAGGGTTGGGATTTAATTCGTAATCGTTTAATAGAAATGTTTAACAATCAAAATAACGTACTAGCAATCGGAGACGAAAAAGCTTTCTGGCAAATGCGAGGTTCGTTAGGAATGTTACATCTAATGATTGAGTTTGAGAACGTCTTACAAGCAGAGCTTGAAGGCGCAGACGAGGTACAAAGTGATGTTGAATGATTACAAATGTAATTCTTGTGGACTAGTGCGAGAGTATTGGTCTAAAGAAGAAACAGTTAAGTGCAGAGATTGTGCTAATACTGCTTCAAAAATTGTGTCAGGCGGGAACTTCTCATTACCTGGCATAGATACTGGCTTTCCGACTGCTGCCGATAAATGGGCTAGGAGACACCGAAGAGCTAACCACCATAACTTAAAAGAGTTAGGTATACCCTGTTAATCCCCTTATATAAGGTTAAGATTGGAGAAATAAAATGGCGACAAATCCTATAGTAGAGGCAGAAGAAAATTTTGACGAAGTTGATAACGTCGAAGATTTGACTCAACGCCTTGGACAAGAACTTAAATCAGAAGAAGAACAAGTTGAAGAGCAACCTACTGAGAACGTAGAAACTGAAGAGCTACCCCCTAAATTTCAAGGGAAAAGTGTAGACGACATTATTAACTCTTACGTTAATCTTGAACAGCAATACGGGCGACAAGGTAATGAGCTTGGAGAACTTCGTAAACTTACTGACAGTTTAATCCAAAAAAATCTACAAGAAGATGCCACTAGTCAACGTACAGAGTCTCTTGAGAAATCTCTTTCTGAAGATGACTTTTATAACGACCCGCTTACTGCGGTACGCAAAGTAGTTGCGGAAGCTTTAGAACCCGTTAAGAGTAATCTATCTCAAACACAGGTAGACTCTACAGTACAACGGTTACAAGCCAAACACCCTGATTTAACCGAAGTTGTTAATGACTTAGGTTTTCAACAGTGGATTATGGAAAGCACTCCGCGACAAGATATGTGGGTCAAAGCAAGTAACGGAGATTTTGATTATGCTGACGAACTGTTTACACAGTACAAAGCTGTTCAAAAACCTCAAGTGAAAGCGGAGAAAGAACAAAGTCAAGCTGTAAAAGAACAAGAGCTTGAGGCTGCTTCTTCTGTATCTTCTGGTTCGTCACAAGACGCAGAAGCATCATCTAGCAAAACAATTTATCGTAGAGCTGAGTTAGTGCGACTGAAGATTAATGACCCTCAGAGATACAATGAACTACAAGGAGAAATTATGCAAGCATACGCAGAAGGCAGAGTTCGTTAATTTATCCAAGTTTAATTTTAATTTTTTATAGGAGGAATAGGTTATGGCCCTTGGCTCTAATCATATGACGATTACCACTCAGGCGAAGTTTATCCCTGAATTGTGGTCGGACGAAGTAATCGCGGCATACAAGAGTAATCTTGTACTCGCAAATCTAGTTACCCGAATGAACCACGAAGGTAAAAAAGGTGACACCATTCACATTCCTAAGCCAACTCGCGGTGCAGCTTCTGCAAAAGCAGCACAAACAGCAGTTACGCTTATTACTGCAACAGATACTGAATTAACAGTGTCTATTGACAAGCACTACGAGTATTCTCGATTAATAGAGGATATCCTAGATAAGCAAGCTTTGTCAAGCATGAGGTCTTTTTACACTGATGACGCTGGTTACTCACTAGCTAAACAAGTAGATACGCACCTTTGGTTGCAATCTTACGCTTTAACTGGCGGTACAGCTAACACTGTATCTTCAGGAACTACAACTGATTTTGGTACTGCAGGTACTGTTATTGGCTCTGATGGAAGCACAGCTTTCAACGCAGGTAATGACAACGCAGCAGCTTTGGCTGATGCGGGTATCCGTAAGGTAATCCAAACTCTTGACGATGCTGACATACCTATGGGAGATAGATTCCTTGTTATCCCTCCAGTGGAGAAAAAGAATCTAACTGGTCTTGCTCGATTTACTGAGCAAGCGTTCACAGGTGAAGCTGGCCCAGGAAACTCTATCCGTAACGGTTTAGTTGGTGATGTATACGGAGTACCTGTATACGTTTCTACTAACTGTCCTACAGATACTGAAGGTTCTCAGGACGCTAGACTTTGCTTGTTAGCCCATAAATCAGCGTTAGTTCTTGCAGAGCAAATGTCTGTTCGTACTCAAACTCAGTACAAGCAAGAGTGGTTAGGTGACTTGTTCACTGCTGACACTCTGTACGGTACGGGTGAACTACGAAACGATGCTGGCATTAAGATTGCTGTCGTTGCTTAATAACCTACGGGGAGGGTAAAACCTCCCCCTTTATTTAGGAGAGTTAATCTTATGTCTAGGTTATCAGGATTTCCAGTTGTTTCGGCAACTTGGGACGCAGCAAGCATAGCAGACGGGAACGAGGTAGCTGTAGACGTTACTGTTCCTGGAGCAGCTTTAGGTGATTTTGCCATGGCTTCTCTATCTGTTGATGTTGCAGACTTAGTTTTAAGTGTAGCAGTTACGGCTGCAAACACAGCTACGGCGGTATTAGCAAATAATACTGGTGGGGCAGTAGACTTAGGTTCAGCAACCTTGCGTGTTCGCGTCATACCATTTGACGTTATGTAATTTAATGGGGGTGTAACAACCCCCGTTTTTAAGGAGGAATCTAATGTCGTCATCTGCAGTTACATTATTAGACGTTGTTAATAAGATTCTTATTCGTTTAAGAGACCAAGCTGTGCTAAGTATAACTAGCACAACAACTGCTACAGGTGGAGCACCGTCTTATACAGATACGATTGTACGATTGCTTAACGACGCAAAACGAGAAGTAGAAGATTCGTTTGATTGGATAGGCTTACAAGAGTCTATTACGATTACAACCACCAGTGGCACAAGTTCTTACGATTTAGAAAACTCAAGTCAAAGCATTTACACTAATCAACGCAGTCGAGTGTTAGACGTGTACAACACTACTACTGATGTTAGGTTATCACCACGACCTTTTGAGTTTGTAAGAAAACAAAATCAATTAAGTACACGAACAAATCAAGAACCTTACGCCTACGCAGTATCAGGAGTAAGTGCAAAACAATCATTACAAATAATATTTTTTGACACTCCAGACGGAACATACTCTATGTCTGTAGAGTGCGTAGTACCTCAAGACGATTTAACAGGTAATACAGATTATTTTAAAGTACCTTGGTATCCAGTATACCTACGAGGTTTAGCTCTCGCTATAAGAGAGCGAGGTGAAGATGAAGGAGAGTTAAGTTCTGAAGTACAGCGAGCTTACGAAAAAGCTTTAGGAGATGCTGTAGCTTACGAGCAAAGCCATAAGTGGCAAGGTCAAGGTGGCGGTGATTGGATAGTTTACGGAGATTTCTAAGTAATGGGTAGCAAATTACAGTCTTTAGTTCTTCGTGCTCCAGGTATGTACGGCCTTAACTTTGAAGGGGAAACGTACCAAGAAGCTCCTGTCTTTGCAGAAGTAGCAGAAAATATCGCTTACGACTCTGCAGGACGATTAACCAACAGAAAAGGGTTTGATGTATTAACTAACGGACATGCTAACGCTTTAGGATACGAGTCGTTAGGAAGTAACCCTATTACAACTGTTACAACTGCAGGGCTTACAGGTCGTATTACAATAGCAGACACTAGCCACGGACAGTCTACAGGAGACTTTGTAACAATTAGCGGAGCTGCAGACACTAACGGTATTACAGCAGCTCAAATTAATACTCGATTTACTATTTCAAATATTACATTAGAAGATGGTTCTGTAGACCCAGATAATTACAATGTTTACACAGCAGGAACAGCAACCTCAGCTTCGGCTGCAGGAGGAGCAGGAGTAAAAGTTAAGTACGAGCCTAAAGTAGATACATTGTTTATGTATAACTACTCAGGAGGCCAAAGATTACTTTCTGTTAGTGCTTACGGCGGTAACGACATTTACGAAGATACAGCTTCTTTTGACAATTTTACGTCAGTTAAAGGTAGCGTAACTATTGCTAATACTAGGCCTCAATTTGTAAATTTTAATGACAAAGTAGTAGCGACAAACGAAGGGTCTGCTTTAATTATTAAAAGCGGTACAGGAAACTTTGCAGCTATAAGTGCGTCAAGTGGTTCTGTACCTACAGGAAGGCTAGTACACAGTGCTTTCGGTAGGTTGTGGGCGCAAAAATCGCACACAGGAACTAGTCAAAATATTATAGCTTACACAGAAGTATTAAGTGATACAGCTTGGGGAGGTTCGGGAGGAGAAATTACTGTTCTCGGTAACTTTGCTGCTATTAAAGATGGGTTTGATGAACTAGTTGCTATATCGTCTTTTGACCACTACTTAGTTGCATTTTTACGCAACAGTATTGTAATTTACAATAACCCCGATTCTCCTGCTAATTTAGGTATAGAACAAATTATACAAGGTATTGGGTGTATAGCTAGAGATAGTATACAGGCAATAGGAAAAGATTTATATTTTATGTCTGCTACGGGCATTAGGTCACTACGACAAGTTATTTACACAGGTGACAGAGCAGACTTAAACGAAATATCTACTTTAGTACGCAGAGAATTTTTAGTAGATGTTGCAGCAAGTGAGTCTGCTTTAGTTAATGTAAGGTCTGTTTACGACCCAGAAGAAGGACAATACTGGTTAAAAGCTCCTGAAGGAAACATTTGGGTGTTTGACATGCACACGCTAGACCAAAATGTTCCTATACGGATTACTAAGTATGTTGACACTAAGTGGGACAGCTTTGCTTACTTTGAAGGAGAGACCTACATAGGCTCTCGCGGAATGATAGGAAAGTATAACGGGTTTGTTGATGATTCTCCGTCAGCAAGTACATCTTACACTTGTACTTGGCGCAGTAACCCTGCAGATTTAGGTACATCTAAATTAAAGATGTTAAAAAAAGTAACTGCAACAATAGAAGGCGCAAGTACCTCAGATACGGTTAACGTGACCTACGCTTTTGCTGAAGGCGGTAGTGGAGAAGTACCTTTTACGTTATCTTCTAATAACGCATTTAACAGGTCGTCAGGTCTAGCAGTAGGTACAGTTGCAGAGTGGGGAGTAGCTAACTGGAACGTAGACGAGTGGGGAGGAGGTTCTGCCTTAGCCTATAATTTAGCAGCTCCTATATCACAAAGCGGAAGAACATTTAAACTAGGGGTTAGATTTGTTTCTAACGGCTTTCAAATTGCAGTAGAACAATTATCTTTATTTATGAAAATGGGTCGAGAAGGTAGGTAACCATGAGCGATTATACTAGAACACAAAACTTTACAGCTAAGGATAGCCTTGATACTGGAGACCCAGAGAAGGTAATTACTGGCGCAGACATGGACGGAGAACTTAATGCTATTGCAACAGCTATAGCAACAAAAGAAGATGAAGGGCTTATACCGTCAGGTACAGTGATGTTATTTGTACAGACTGCTGCTCCTACAGGCTTTACTAAAAGCACAACACATAACGACAAAGCTTTAAGAGTTGTTAGTGGTAGCGTAGGGACAGGCGGTAGCGTAGCTTTTACTACAGCTTTTGCAAGTAATAGAACAGCCTCTGGTACAACAGGAGGAACTGCGGTTAGTATTTCTGGTTCTGTAGCTTCACACACGTTGGCTACAAGCGAGATACCTTCACATAACCACACGTTTAGTATAGGACAGTTTGTAGGGTCTGATGACGGACAATCAAACGGAAGCGGTCGTATTATTATGGCAAACAGAAACTATGCGTCTGGTGGTGGAGCTGCTGACGTTACTATAGGTAATACTGGTGGCGGTGGAGGTCACGACCACAGCGTAGGTACTCTTGCTGGCGCATCTCACACACACTCTTTTACGAGTGGAAATATGGCTTTTGATGTAAACTATGTAGACGTAATTATAGCTACAAAGGATTAACATGAAACTAGAAGTAAAAGATAACTGCCCTTTAAATAACTTTGAGCCTTGTAAGAAATTTGACTGTGGGTGGTTTATGCAACTACGAGGCACAGACCCACAAACAGGTGAAGAGATAGATAACTGGGTATGTTCAGTAGCTATGCTACCTTTACTTTTAATAGAGAACTCTCAGCAGTCTAGGCAGACAGGAGCTGCAGTAGAGAGTTTTAGAAACGAAATGCC